GCTTCAAACGCGGCCTTAGCGCGGGCCTCGATGAGCCGCTTGATCTGCAGGCGCTTGGCCTTGATGGAGTCGCGAAAGAAAAACGCGGGGCGTGCGCCCGGATGCTGGATCTTGGTCCGCACTTGGTCGCCAAGCCGCTTGAGCCAGCTAAACGCCGCGCCGCGGATCCGCATTTTCTTGCCCTGAATCGTATGCGCTCTGGTGCCGAACTCAACCATGTAGGCGTGCGGCGCTTTGCCCTTCAGCGTGAAGGTGTATGCCTGAAGGAAATTCTTATGCTTGCGCCCCTTGCCCGACTGGACCGACTCACGCAGGCCGCCCGGCTGAATCATGCGCCCGCGATAATGCGTCGCGTATGGCGCAATCGGCGCTCGGCGCTCCACTTCGTCCTCAAGCATTCGCGCACCCTGCAGAATGGCGTCCTGCAGCGCTGGCCCTTCGGCTGTGGCCATCAGCTTGTTGAACCGCTGCGTCAGTTCGTCAAGGCCCTCGACTTTGATGTTGCGCGCCCCTGCCATTAGATCAGCACCTCCAGCGCCTGCATCACGAGCATTTCGTTGCGCTCGTCCGGGTTCAAGATAGTGCGGATGTTGAAGTACCGCGTCTTCCCGGTCTTCTGGTCAACGTACTTAACCCGCATCTCTGGCTTAAGATCTTCGATGTAGCGTAGCCGAATGGTATGCGTAAGGTCGGCCATAACCTGCCGGGCAGCAAAAAACTCGCGCCCGTTGCCGGTCTCGATACTGGCCCAGGTCGTCGCGTACTCCGTCCATGTGTCGGTGCGGTCGCCGTTGGAGTCCACTGCGATGGTCGGCTCTTGAATGATGATTAGATGTCGGAGGCTTCCTGCTTTCATAGCCACACCCGAAACGGCGCGATCAACGCCGACACAGCGAAAGGCAACTCGCGCTCATCAACCGCGGACGTGGTGCCGATGATGACGGCCTCGCGGTGTTCGTAGAAGTGCGCCGCCAACATACGGATGGCCTGGCGCAGCTGGTGCGGTACCTGCGTTGCCAGACCGTACCCACATGTAAACTGCACTTCGATTGGGTCCGTGTTGCGGAGCGTGTCGGTAGGCCAATCCTTCTGATACTCCAGAACGATGGCTCCCGGCGTCCGCGCCGTCGATACGCCGTACTCGGTCGCCGCAAAGGTGCGCTGTACGCCAGTCGAGTCGGTGTACTTGATGTGCGCGACCGAAACCAGCGGCGAGTAGGGAAGCTGGATAACGCCGCTGCCCGGGAAGCAGTCGAGGAACAAGTTCCAGGTCTGCGTCAGACAGCGGCGGTTAGTGATCGTCTCGATATGGTCGGTCGCCGCGAATAGGTACGGCTCCAGCTGCTCTAGCGGCTGGCCCAGGGCGCGAGAGTGCGCTTCGAGGTCAGCCGCTTCAAGCGGGTACCCGGTCGGGCCGGTCACTAGCTGGAGGCGTAGGTCCATGCGTTAGGCGATTTCAGTTGCGGTGGCAGAGCCGCCAAAGCGCGGGCCGGCCAAAGCGATGGCGATGCCGCCCAGAACGGGCGAATCGACAACCTCGACGCATTTGAGCCGGACGCAAGGGTAGCCGCTGGCGACCAGCTCCTCGACGTTGACCTGGATTGCGTAAATCTGACTGCTGCCAGCGGTCGTGGTAAAACCGGTCGATGTGCGCGCCGTCATGGCCCCCTGAATGTCGGTCGAGGTGATGGACTTGCTCAAAAAGCCTACGGCACTGGTGTTGGTCGGCACAAAATCGTCGCACGCTTCCACAGTGATGGTGCTCGTGCCGGTCGTGCCGACGCCCTTGTAGACGAGAAAGATGGCGCTTTCATGATTTTCAAGGCTAACCACATCCGAGTAAACCGTGCCCGCGAAGGCGTCGGCCACCGGATCGAGTCCCTTGATGAAGTGCAAATTGTTCAATAGTTCATAGCGAGGCATTATGGGTCTCCTTAGTGCGGGCGACTTACGCCGCCCGCTCCGGTGTTATTGGTTAGGCGCGGGCCGCCGTCGTCACGAAGGGCGACAGGGTGTTGCTGCCTTTGAACGGGGTGATCGGTTGCTTGACGGACGATTGTCCGTTCGCGTCGAACGACCACTTGAACGTCATTTCGTCGAAAATGAACCGCACATGCATGGACTGCGCGGCGCGGAGGCCGCCCTGGGTAATCATCACGTACTTCGACATATTGGCGAGCACAATGTCGCCAGCGTCGCCGAGCGTTTCGGCTTGCTCGACGACAATCACCGGGAAGCCGAAGAAAGTTCCGTACTGCATGCTTCCTACCGCGCTGTTGTTCGGCAGAAACACCGGCTGCTGCCCAACGGTGAGCAACGGGAATTGGCCGATCGTGTCCGGATTGCAGAACCAAGCGATGCGATCGCCGGGATCGCGCAGGATGCGCGACAACATGGCGGTCGCGTTCTCAATCACGAAGGTGTCGGCGGCCTGCCCGGTCTTCTTGGCCACCTCGACCAAAAGCCGAGAGCCGTAGTTTTGCACGCTGAAACCGAGCGGCATCCCCGCGCCGTTGCCGCGCCAAATGGCGTCGTCCAGCTTAAAGGCAATCTCGGAGGCGAAGGCATTTTCCAGCACCGCGCCCATCGCCGGTGCGTTGCGGAGCAACCGCTCAGTGGCGTAATGCAGACACTTCAGCGACTCCAAACGCAACTCGTGCCGCGACAGCTTCGGCTTGGTGGCCGTCGGCGCGTCAGCCTCACCGGTCCAGTAAGCCTGCACGCCGCCCCAGCGCGAGCCATTGGCGCGGCTGGTCTCGTCGATGTAGGGCAGGTCGATCGAGTCGGAGCCCTCGCCCATCGGGATCTCGTTCACAAGCGGAAAAATGCGCGCCGTTTCGCGGGCCCGCTGCAACAGGACGTCGGAAAACGCCGTCGCGATGGCAAAGCCACCATCGGCCGGTACGCTGGCCGAGGAACCGCTGGCGGTCAGCGTCTCAAACAGGCGCTTGTCGACTTTGCCGCCCAAGCCCTGGAACGATCCGGCAGGCGACTGAGCAAAGGCAATGGCCTGCAGGTTCTCGCCGAAGCTGGCCCACGGCCGCTTCGCTTCGTTGTCGCTGGTCACGCGGGCCGGTTCGCGCGTCACGTTCTGCTTGGCGCGGGCTTCAAGCGCTTCGACCGCCGCCAACTGCTCGCGGACGGACTTCAGTTCGGCCTCTTTGGCGTCCAGGGCGGCGAGATGCGCGACCGGGTCGGCGGCGGCCGCAGAGGCCGCCAGGATCGCGCTGTACTCAGTTTCCAGCGCGGAGACGGAGGAGAGTAGTTCTCGTTTCGTCATGTGTGCTCCTTATCTGCCCAACACCCGCCAGCGCCGCTCGCGCAGCGCCAGCTCGTGCCGGGCGTGGTTTTCAGCCGCGCTGGGCGCGGACGAAATTCGTTTGGCCGCCGAAAGGCTGGCCGACAAAAACTTGGCTCCGGGGTCGGCCCCGATGGGGACGATGGAGATCTCGAACGGCTTCCACTTGGTCGCCAGCAAATGCGGCCGCTTGACCGTCGAGTCCGGCGCTTGCGTCATCTCCACGATCTGCACGCCCATCGAAACGCTGGTCAGGATTCCGTCCTCAATATCCTGCCAGACCGGCGCGACATCTTCCCGGTCAGAAAAGCGCAGCGTCGCCTCGTAGCCGCGGCGCGTGCGGCGCGGGCTTTCCACTACGCCTAGGACGTACTCGACCTCTTCCTGCTGGTGACCGTCGAGGACTGGCTTACCAGCCAGCTGCGTAAGGTCGCCGCCGTCCATGGCAAACGACAGGTCGTACACGTCTCCGGACCACATATCGACGCGCTCGACTTTCGCGCCCGAGTAAAACAGCACGTCACGCTTGCGCTTGCCCGGGAGCTCGACCTTATCGCCTTCGTCCGGCATTTGTAGCGACTCGGTCGGCCGCAGCGACGACAGCAGCGATTGCGGCGCCTGCAGCAGTAGCTGTTGCGCTTGCTCTATGTTCATTGCGCACCCCCTTGGAATGCCCCGGCCTGCGCGACTGGCACCATGGCGCCCTGCACCAGATACAGCTCGCCGCCGTCGTATGGGTTCATGTTCTCTTTGCTGCGGATCTCGTTCGCATTCAATGCGCCGATGTTTCGCATGGCCGAATAATAGCTGGCGCGGCTGGCCGCGTCGCCGCGAAGCAAGGCGTCCATGTTGAACTCGGCGTAGTAATTTGTCGCCTCTCGCGGCCCAAACAACTGCAGGTTGATGCGCTTCTCGATGCGGGTCAGCCAAGGCCGGATCGTGTGCGTCGCAAAGTCGATGCCCTGATGCTCAATGTTGTTATTCGTCGAACGCGTCAAATCCTGGATCATGTGCGGCGGCACACGGAAAATTGAGCAGATGTCGGCCTTCTGATACTGGCGCAACTCCAGAAACTGCATGTCCCGGTGGTTGATGGCGACAGTCCTGATTTCCGCGCCCTGCTCCAGAACGCCGATCTTTCCGGCGTTGCGAACGCCTCCGTAATTCTCCATCAGCCAAGTCTGCAAATTCTTCCGCGCCTCGTTGCTCAACGCTTGCGGCACGGTCATGTAGGCGGGCGGCGTGGCGTTGTTGCGGAAGAAGTTGGCGCCGTACCCTTCGGCGTCTTGCGTCATACCCAACGCCTGCGCCATGTAGCCAACGGGCGAGTAGCCGGTCAGGCTATCTTCGCCGTCGTAGCCCAGGCCTGGAATGTGCAGAATGTCCGAGGCCGTGAACATGCTTTGCCCGTACTGGTAGACCATCACGCCGGTTTCCGGGTCGCGGAACACGCGCACCGACGACGGCGACAGCGGCGTCAACTGCGTCACGTCGCCGCGCTGGTTGGTCTGGATCCGCGCGTAAAAGTTGCCCGACAGGCACAGGCACTTTGCCGTCAGCTCCCAAAACTCAAACGCCGTCATGTCCGCATTCGGCGAGTCATGCAGCAGATAATAGAGCGGATGGTTGCGATCCAACTCGCGGCCATCTCGGCCACGCCGGTAAATCCCCAGCGGCAGGCT